CATCCGATGTCATATGTAAATTGGGTCATAGGAATCGTCAGAGCGTTAAGGATCTACTATCACACTGATTACGCAGCAAAGATGCAGAAGAATCGGCGTCAGTTGAAAAGCAGAATTGATGCGGCAACCGCCGGTATCCAAGCGATCATAGATCTAAGATCCGACCCGTTCGCCCGAGTAGCATCGAGAAAAATTCAGCAGGTTTTCTCTGGCGGCGATGACGCGTTGGGGGCCGATTTCGAGGGTATGGCAAAGGTGCTGGCAGCACTACGAAAGCTGGGTGCCCAACACGTCTATCCAATTTCGAGGTTCGACGAAACGGCGAAAGAACGGTTGTTTGCATATCAGATCGACCAAATTAATCGTTTGCGCCTTGGGAAACCTTACAGTTGGATCATCTCTGAACTCATGCAGTTCGAGGGCTTTCAAGCAACCCCAGTCGACAGGAACATAGAGAAGTACGTTGCTCAATGGGGGCGTCCGTTCGATCCATTTTCATTGTCGAGCGCTACGGCGGTAGATGAGCCAAATCCATAGAAATACTGCCGTTACAGCGGGCGTACCGAATCAGTAGCATTAGCTCACCAACTCCTCCAGCGGTGAGCGAAAGTGAAGAAATCAGCAGCGCCAGCCGATTCCGGCAAGTCGATTGAGCCGATCCTTCCGCGGGTCGGGCTCTCGACCCTTCGTCAGTTCCTCCCCTTCTCGCCGATCGGCCGAGAAACTATCCGTAAGCTTTGCATCGCCGGAAAGTTCCCTCCGCCGATCCGCATGTCCAAGACTTGCACCTTCTATCGAAACGAAGAACTGCATCGTTGGCTGGCAGATCCGCTCGGCTATACCGCACCCTCTCAGGAATCGAGGGAGGCGGCGTGATTGCGATACATCCCCAATATGCTGCGGCCCGATCCTCTATTCGCAGCAGCCTTCCGAAGATCGCCGAGAACTTCAACAACAAGACGTCCGACGTGTTCGCGAACATGGCGACCGATCGCGTGCTCGAGAAAATGAAAGAGATCGTCGATGGCGTGGTCCAGAAAGGCGGCGACATAGCCACGCTCAACGAGAGCACGGGCTGTCCGACTAGTCGCAAGGCTTCTTCGTCTTATTTTGCGGCGCAGGAGATGAGCGGTGTTGTCGAGAATGACGAACTTCATACGAAGAGTTCAAGAAATTAAATAGCAAAGGGTTTAGGCTAATTGCATCGAACGCCAATCGATGGAGTGAGAGGGAAGCCCCGTTTTCGGGGAGAGTTGAGGTAAGCCGAACCCTCCGGCAAACCGAACCGGCTTGGCCGCCGGCAGCTTTCCCCAAAGGCGGGGCTTTTGTTTTGTCTAATTCGCACTGCTTAAGAAGTGGTGGGAAAGGATGGCAAGTATGAGACGCATTGAACATGATCGGTCAATTGTTGATGACGAGGCGAGAGAAATCCGCATCGCTGAGCTTGGAAGCTTGATCGAAGCGTCGTGCGATTCCGTCGCGCGTCGACAGCGCTGGCTGGAGATGCAAGCCGAGATCTCTGCACGGAGTTCTGCCCAGGTGGCTCGGATGGAGCGGGCACGGGGGCTGAGCCGATGAGAACGCTCTTGAAACGTGCCCTGATATGGGCATACGGCGCAGGCCTCTTGTCGCTGCAGAACACGCAGCGCGTCTATGACTTATTCCGTCTGTCGAGGCACTGATGGCTGTCACCGATTACCTGCTCGATCTCGGGCATCCGGTCGCGTACTACCCTGGCCTCGTGAAGCACCTCGGTAGCGTCAACGCCGTCCTCTTCTTCAGCCAGATCTTCTATTGGCAGGACAAGGCTGCGTCCGAGCTCGGCGTGTACAAGACCGTCGAGGAAATTGAGGCGGAGACTGGCATGTCCTACCGCGAGCAGGCCACCGCCCGCAAGCAGCTCGTCGAACGTGGTGTGCTGGTCGAGACGAACAAGCGACTCGAGCACCGCGTCTACTACCGCATTGACCTCGATCGTCTGAACGAGATGTTGGAATCCGCGAACTGCGGAAAGCGCATTTCGGGGGAAGCTGATTCCGCACTCCGCGGGGCTGCGAAAGCGCAAGTCGTTAATAAGACAAAGACTACTACAGAGACTACTTCAAAGAGTACGGCTGACGCGTCAGCCAAGTGCGATGTGGTCGATGAAAAATTCGAAGAAGCATGGCGGCAATATCCGAAGCGTGAAGGCTCGAATTCGAAGCAGGCGGCTCTGCGGGCATGGAACGCTCGGATCCGTGAAGGCATCGATCCGGGGGTGATGGCAGCTGCGGTGAAGGCCTACGCTGCGTCGATGAAGGCTGCAGGGAACATCGGCACGCCGTATGTCAAGCAGGCGTCGACGTTCTTCGGTCGTGATCGGCACTTCGAGGAATTCGCGAAGTCCCGGCAGGCTGACGGTGAGCTCTTTGCCGGCGGCGATGCGGTTCCGTGGTGGAAAGCGGCGGGATTCGCGTACCAGTGGCAGGCAACCAACGCCGGTTGTAGCGAGCGGTCGGCGCACCTCTGGGCCAATGGAGTTCGCCAGGAGGCTCGGGCATGAACGCGCGAGAACTGGCCGAGCTGATGGCGCAGAACGCGCCGGCCATTGCCGAGCACATCCTGCCGAACGGGCGTAAGTCGGGCAAGGAGTGGAAATCCGGCAGCACGTCGGGCGAGAAGGGGCAGAGCTTGTCGGTGTGCCTCAGCGGCGCCAAGCGCGGCGTATGGAAGGATTTCGCCAGCGGCGAGGCTGGGGATCTGCTGGATCTCTGGTGCGCATGCCGGTCGCTGTCGGTGGCCGACGCAATGCGCGAGGCGAAGCAGTTCCTTGGCGTGCGGGATGACATGCCAAAGAGGCAGGCGCCGATGTACCAGCGTCCGGCGCGTCCGAAGGCGACGCGGCCGACGAGCTTGCTGGACGAATGGCTCGGTGGCCGTGGTATCACCGCAGACACCGCGAAGGCCTTCCAGATCGCAGAGCAGACCAACGGGCCGAAGACGCACATCGTCTTCCCGTACCTCCGCGGCGGCGAGCTGATCAACGCCAAGTACCGGAACATCGCGGACAAGAAGGACATGCGGCAGGAGGCCGGTGCTGAGCCGTGCCTGTTCGGCTGGAACTTGATCGACCCGACCGAGCGCGTCGTCGCGATCGCCGAGGGGGAGATCGACGCCATGACGCTCCACCAGGTAGGGATCCCGGCACTGTCGGTGAACGCCGGCGCTGGAAACCACCAGTGGATCGACAGCGACTGGGAACGCCTCGAGCGATTCAGCGAAATCCTGCTCTGCTACGACAACGACGAGGCCGGCCGAAAAGGGGCGCACGAGGTCGCAAACCGACTCGGGATCGAGCGCTGTCGCGTCGTGTTTTTCGGCGAAGCGAAGGACGCGAACGAATACCTGCTCGCCGGCGCGACACCGGATGATTTCCGTCGATGCTGCGATCAGGCGTCAGGCTTCGACCCGGACGAGCTCAAGTCGATCGAGCGCTTCTGGTCGAACGTCAAATCGATGTTCTATCCGGCGAACGAAGAGGCGAACTTCCCGTATCTCTCGTTCTGCGGTCGCAACGAACTCTGGTTCGAATTCCGCCCGGGCGAGGTCACCGTCTGGACGGGCATCAACGGGCACGGCAAGTCGCTGCTGCTCGGGCAGGTGCTGCTGGGACTGATGTGCCAAGGCGAGCGCGCATGCGTCTTCTCGGGAGAGATGCGGCCTGAGATGCAGGGCAAGCGGATCGCCAAGCAACTGGGCGGCCTCGACCGCCCGGCGCCGGAGTATCTGGACCACATGGGGGCATGGCTACGCGACCGGATGTGGGTTTTCGATCTCGTCGGCGTGGCAGCGATCGAACGTCTTGTGACGGTCTTCACGTACGGCTTCAAGCGCTACGGCATCCGCCACTTCGTCATCGACAGCCTGATGATGACCGACGTCCCGGAAGACGGCCACGGCGCCATGACGGCGCAGAAGGAGGCAATGAGGCTGCTTGCCAACTTCGCGCGCCAGTACAACGTGCACGTGCATCTCGTTGCGCACCCGCGCAAAGGTCAGGACGAAAAGCGCAGCCCGGGAAAGATGGACGTTGGTGGCAGCGGGAAGATCACGGATGCCGCGGACAACGTGTTTTCCGTGTGGTCGGCACAGAAGGATCAGGACGACGAGAGCGTCGACGAGCCGGATGCATTCCTGACGTTGCTGAAGGCACGGAACGGCGAGACACAGCGTCGGTCGCTCGCGCTGTTCTTCAATCGCGACTGCATGCAATTTGGGCCGAGCGAGAGCCGACGTCCGTACGTGTATCTGCCGTACACCCGCGTCGCCACGGAGCAGGCGGCATGAGAGCGATTTCAGTCATCGAATTCACCTGCTTCGAGTGCTTCGGCAAAGTCCGTGATCCACGGGGCAAAGTGATCCGTGTCGTAGATCGCTTGCTTCCCATTGGTGACGCGCGTCACTTGGATCTGTCGAACCATTCCCTTTCTACCGCCGACCGGGACGTCGTCTGTATCTCGAATGTCGAATTCCCGCAGGTCGAGCCCACGGCTTGCAAGAACGGCCTTGACGTCTTCCTGTTCATCCCAGGAAAACTCCGTGAGTGGATGGGTTGCCATGGCGATCTCCTCCGCGCAATGGGCGTGAGTCATCCTAGCACGGAGGCGCCGTGAAACAGATCGAGAGGCAAGGATCAGCTCAGCGGTGCATCTGCGAACTTCTAGAGCGTCATGGAGCGATGACAATCAACGCGGTCGCAGCAGAGCGGGGTATCCATCCTCGTGCGACGGCCCGTCAGCTCGATGCATTGGTCGGTGCCGGGTTCGTTTCCGCTTCTGGTAGCCCGAAGCGCTATGCGCGCACCGGAAAGGCGATTCCGGCCATTGTGCCGCTCACGCCGAAGTCTGCGCGTGTAGCCGAGCGTCGGCGGCGCGACAGGGTTCGGATCTCAGCTCTCTCCGGGATACCAGAGCCGACGGCGCTTGATCGCGTGATGTTGTCCTGGGTTGGAGCGGGCGCATGATCTCGCTGCGCAACCTGTCGAACCCGGATCTGGTGGGGCATCGCATCTGCGATCTGCTTGAACAGCAGGGGAGGCTGACCCAAGCGAGCCTGAGCATGATGATCGGCGTGCCGCGCGGAACAATCTCGAAGTACCTCAGCGCTCTTTCCTACGAGGGGTACACCTACGTCGCGCAGAAGATCAGCTACGTCAAGCCGAGCAGCTCGAAGGGCGTACGCCGCGGCGTGATCTACGTATATGCGCGAACGGACAAGCCGCTTCCAGAGGCGACTAGCCTTCGCGAAGAACTGAGTCCGGCGGAGCTGCATCAGATCATGTGCGGAATCGTTCAACGCGGGAAACCGGACTAACGTGGTCACGTCTCCTTCACTACGGTGATTCGCCCGGCACGTCCGGGCGTCTTTTTCTCGATGCGCCCTGAATCCATCATTTGCCCATCGTGCAAACGCGAATGCCAGCTTACGAGCCTGCAGATGGTTCGTGACGCACGGTCGAACAAGTGGATTTGCTGGGTTTGCCGGAAAGCGGCAGACCTGCTCCCGGCGCATCTGATTTTGGATCAGAGGGACGACCGCAAATAGTCAGCGCGGGATAGGAAGAAACGACGACGGGGGCCCATTAGCCCAGGCCCGAACAACTGGTGTCGCGCCAGCTCGATAAACGTGGCTGAGTGGCGGAGATGCACCGCCAGGACCGACCGGAATGGCTGAACGCACCAAGGCGCAGCAGGTCGACCAAGCCGGATATACCCGCCGCGACCTAGCAACGCTTTAAAAAGAGCGGGTGGGAGGTTGCGCCCTTTGAAGAAGGGAGTTACTTCACGCGTGATACGAAACATCAAACGTCACCGGGATGAATTAGACTGGCGC